GTTTGAGTTGTTGTACTTCTGCTTTTGATCTCATAATTTTAGCTGGTAATCCTAATACTTCCTGGATGTGTCCAACTAAACCATCAATATCAATGTAATCAAATACTGGAGCAACATTTTGCATAGTTCCAAATATTTCTATTCCACGCATAACTGAAGATAACTCTTGGCTTTTTTGAGCTTTGGCTAATGGAGATACATATTCTATTTCTACATCTTGATCGCCAAGTTCTTCTGGTATTGGTGGAAGTTTATTATTTTTTAATAATAAATTAAAAGATCTAGTAATTAATGGCTGTAATAATTCAGATTGAAGTCTGCCTAACACGGGGCCAAGTAATCTCATTTTTTCTTCTGTTCTTTGCATAACCTCTGTTGCTGTCATGTTTTGATTACCCGTAGTCATTAACTGGTCAACAAAAAAGTTTTCTCTTATAGCTTTTCTTCTTTGATCTTCCATTTGTAAACCAAGTGGATTGTTTGAACCTATATTTAATGGTTCAATTCTTTCTCTAGTTCCAGATCTATAAAAGTTTAATCCACCAGGTACAGTTCTAACTGGTAAAATAAAACCATCATCAGGAACCATTAAAGGTGGGTCGATTTGTTTTTGTGCTGCTTTAATAGTTGTTTTAGACATTGTGTTTAACATCTTGGTATCTGGTAAAGCATTCATCGCTGGCGATCTACCATACACTTCATTAGATGAAGATTTTAAATATCTAGGTACAACATAAGGAAATTCTTTAAATCCACTTTCTCTTAATAAAGTTCCAGTTTTTTCGTGAACATGACAAGATACCCAATCCATATTTTTATTATTGTCATAACCCATTGGAGTATCACTTGGATAAACTGAATGAATAATTACAGTTTCATCATAAGGAGCTTTTTCAATATCAGCTAATATAGATCTGTGTAATTGTGCATCTGGATACATTAAAGGAATGTTTTTATTTTTAAGATGAAATCTTCTAGTTAAGCTATCAACCATTCCTTTTTCATCTTCAGTAATAAATAATTCTGAAATATGTAATGTTCTAAATCTTAAATCATCTTTAACATCATCTGTTATAAACATAGCAGACGTACCAAATGCTAGTAGTTCATGGTATAATTCGAATATTTCTTGTTGGAAGTTTGATCTTGAAAAGACTTGTTGCATAATCTTTGCACAACTCTCTAACCATTCGTTAGCAGCATCATTGTCAGCTGCCATTTGATTTCTAAATTTTAAAACAAACCATGGCGAAATAGTATTGGTTAGCATTCCATTTAAAGACGCAGACAACAATTCTAATGCGTGTGTAGCAGTTCCATCAAAAATTTGATCGTGTCGCTTATCGCCAGCTGTATGCTTCTCTGTGATGTTTGCTTTTCTTGGTAAAAAATAATCAGCAATCTCTTGCCAATGATCTTCCCAAGTAACCCTTTGTGCTTTGAGAGTTTTGTATCTCTCTATAACCATTTTTGCTTTTGGATCTTGTGCCATTTACCCTCCGAGTAAAGATTTTTTAGATGTTGTTAATGCGTTATCGCCTAAACCTTTTGCGCCAGTTAATATAGTTGATGATCTACCTTGTGTTTTTTTCATATCAATAGCAGATGTAGATGTAACTTGTGATACTTCAGCTTTTGTTGGAGCTGGCGTATAAACTGGTGCGGGTGGCGGAGCTGGTGGTTTTGGTCTTGATATAAATCCTCCCATATTATCCTCCTAATAAAGTTTTCTTTGTTGATGTTTCGTCATCCTCTAAACCTTGTGCTGACGTTAAAATTGTTGCAGATCTGCCAGTTCTAGCAGCTCTCATTTTTGCTTGCTTTGCCGCTGTCTCCGCAGCTCTATCCTTATCATCGTATTTAGGTGGTTCTGGTAAAGGCTGTGGTGCAGGTATTGCTGGCATCGCTGGCATTCTTGGCATTAAAAAACCCATAGTTTATTTCTCCGTATGTATTTGATATTCGCTTTCAGCTGTTTGCTGACTTGCTAGTTTTTGTTTTGGTAATTCCGATAAAGAGATAGCCATATACCTTGCGGCATCGCAAGCGTGTGAGCTAAAATCCTTAACGGGTTTTGCACTAAAAATTCTCATCTTGTCGTTATACTTTCGATGATGATGTCTTAATGCAGTAATTAATGGTTTGGTACTTTCAGCATCAAACCAGCATTTAGGTAAAACCATTTTTAAATTGTGTATTCCATCTTCTAATGGAAGTTTTGGCAGTACCCTAAATCTTATTCCTAATTGATAAGCAATCTCTCGTCTTGTCTTACCATTACTAAATTCTGTAACTTCTATATCGTGTGGCGCATAGTGTTCGCCATAAACATAATCTTTATCTTTTATGTATTGAACATAATGTGGCAAACCTTCTTTGTTGTTTTCATAATAATCAATAATCATTATTTGATTACCAACTTGTTGAAAAAAAACTATTGCCGTATTATCTCCATAACCTAGATCCCATGCTGTCGAAACTAAAAGCGATGGATCATAAGCGATCCTGGTTATCTGTTTGTTATCTTCTAATTTCTGTATTATATTTCCATAAATACTTCCCGATACGTTTGCCACCCAATCGCACTCAAATTCCTGGAGAAATTTACTTTCCCCCATCTGCGCTTTAGCAGCGTCTAATTCTTCTTGATCTACTAAATTAGTCTCACTTGCTTTAGCCGTATAAGCTAACCAACTTGGATCCGTTAATGCGTATTGGTACAAGTCATAAAATATATTACTCATTCCAGCTGGTGTCGAAATAAAATATGCAAACCCTTTTCTATCAGAGATAGCGGGTCTTAATATTTCGTGCCAAAGTTTCGGGTTCATCTGGCTAACCTCATCTACGCAAATCCCGTCTGCGTAAATTCCTCTTATTCGATCTGGATCTTCTCCAGACATCAATGTAATTCTTGCGCCATTGGAGAAGTCGCATCTTAACTCGGTTTCGTTAAATGTAGTTCCAGGAATACATCCAGCGTATTGCTTTAGATAATCCCAGCAAACCCTTTTGATCGAAACAAATGTTGGCCCGATCAGATAATACCTGGGGTTTTTTCTATCATTTGTAAGAGCTTTCTTAATCAAATGTAGGATTACCAAGATTGTTTTGCCGAACCTTCTGTGGCAGTTCAAAACTGCGAACCTATGTTTATCCAAATCCTCATGCAATTTAGCTTGTAGTGGCCGAGGTGTATAAGGTATCTGGATGTGCATTATATAATTATAGCAATTACTAGAATAACAATAACAGCAGCGACTACTTTCTTATGATCTCTTAAATAGTGTTGTACTTCGTTTATTATTTTTTCCATTCTTCCTCCTAGTGTAATGTGGGTAAGTCAACCAAATCTAAAACTGACTTATATTCTATCCCACTATTTTTCATTAAATTTTTAACAAATGTATTTGCGTGCTTTGGATTATCAAATCCGTTTAAATGGATAACCATGCCGTTTGTATCTTCGGCCAGGAATACCATTGCAGTTATCATTTTATTTTTTATTTCATTATCCATAGTGTGTCTGTCTGTGGCTGTGTGTGCTGAACTCCCAACTTATATAATCTTAAAAAATGCGGGTGTTTTTCGGGGTATACCCCATCAAATGTTCTTGCATTGTTCTTGTTTTATATGCAACAAACATGGGTCGCAGATCTATATCTTACCAACTAATAGCGTCAATCAACAATTCTATACTCAACCAGGGAGTAACCAGAGAGTTACAGCCTAATATTCTTGTTTTGTTCGAACTCATACGCGCTGGCGAGGATCCACTTTCACAATATGAAAGCACGGAGATCCAAGGTAGTCCAGGCTAGATACAACAAAGCCAGGCAAGCATCACACTTAACCTGGCTCTGTAAATCTAACTTATTGTTGTAAGTCTTGTAATGAATGTTTATTCATCTCAAAACTTGTGTCTCTCTCTATACCTAAACCGAAGGCACCTTTGAACTCTTTTAATTCATTCACAGAAGTATATCCTAACTCTTTTTCGTGAACGTCTGCTAATCCAAACGCTTCGAAAGTATCTGGATTTAACTCTGATAGATACCAAGTACCAACGCCAGTTGGATTAAATAACTTCACAACAGCTTTGAACTCTTTAGTTCCGTCTTGCTCTTTGAAGTTTTTAACTAACTGTTTGTATTGAGCATCTAAAAACATTTTTTGTTTTGCCATGTTTTTTACTCCTTTTTTCATTCAATTAAGGAATAACATAGCATTGACATACTGTCAACCTTAAATATGCGTGTTTGTGTATTTTATTTTTTATCCATTTGGTAGGCTCGGTACAGATGTTGTTTGTACTTCTTCCACAATCTTTTTAGCTTCAACCATATCATTAGGATTTCCCCAGCTCACAGTTATTGTCGTATCTTGTTTGATGTCTTGTTGTACTTTGTCGCCAAATGTTTTGGCTGCAAGTTTTGAAGCAAGCCAACGGATGTGCGAATATTTCTCTCTTAAAAAATGTGTTTCTTGAGGTGTCTTTGGTATTTCCATATCTTCAGCTATTTTATCCAATAAAGTCCAAACGCCAGTTTGTCTTGCTTGCATAATTCTTTCGTGAAGATCTTTGTTATCTCTACAATATTTAT